GAAAATGTAAGAGGCCCTGCACCTGAAGGAGCTCTTATTCCTACACTTGCTGAATCAAAAGATATCGCCATTATTTTTGTTCGTTAATCGTTTCTCTCGTTGAATCTTTTTTGAGTTCTTTCTTAAGAAAACCTGTAAGCTCGTCAAAGCCATCATCGCTTCTTCGTATGTACCAAAATTTAAAGTCAGTTTTCATTTATATATATTGTCTCCATGTTTTTTTACTTCGAGGTTTTATTTGCTGTTTTGATTCAACTGACCTCTTTGAGTAGAAGCGAGTAAGACCCTTTTCAAGACGGTCTTTTTGCACAGCAAGAGATTGTTTGTGTTGTGGGTCGTTTACGAAGTCCATTGCCATTCCCAAAGAAAGGATGCGGTGAAAGGCAACAGGAAATCCAGGAGAAGAAGATGTTGCTGTAACTGCAAACTCTGTTACATCTCTACTTACATACACACCAATTCCTGAAGCAAGAGTTACATACGCTGAAGATGGTTTTGGATAGAGTTCCACAGAACGCCCTACCATGTTGTAGTACAGAGGCATTCCCGCTTGTTCAAAGTATTCAGGTAAAGCTATATCAACGTCATGGATATCAAAAGGCTTTAACTTAACCCAGTTACCTGCTGAATCTTTTACGATAACTCCTTCGAGTCTTTGTGCTGTCGGAGGAATACTGTAATCCTGTTGATTGTGAACAAGTGTTGTCTTAGCAAGAGGAAGGGTAGTTGCGTTACTGTCGTCATATTGCCACCCATTCTGAGATTCCCAGATAATGCGTGCGACATCTTGAAGGTGGATATTTAGATTTCTTCTTTTGTTACTTGGTGCATAGCTTCCTGAAGTTGAACCCCCAAGAAAGTCAGCATCAGCATCTATGTTTTGAATGTTCAAATTAGCTGTATTTACTTCTAATATGAGTATTATACCACATTTCTACTCGTCAATCTTTTCTTTGTTTTTTATGTAATTAGATGAATGAAGAAGTGATTCAAATGTCCCTGCATCTGACCAGAAGCAGTTAATCTTTTTCTGTAAACACCCTTTATCTATGAAGTAGTTATTAACATCTGTGATTTCTAGTTCTCCTCTCGCAGATGGCTTAAGAATTGAAATAATATCAAACACTTCATTTGGGTAATAGTAAAGCCCTGTAACCGCATAGTTTGACGGAGGGCTAGATGGTTTTTCTTGAATGTTAATAAGGTTATTGTTCTGGTCAAATTGAGCAACGCCAAACCTTTTAGGGTTAGGAACATCTTTTAAAAAAAAACATGCTTTAGTTTCGTTTATCTCAAGTTTAATATCTCCAAATATGTTATCCCCAAGTATTACCATTATCCCTTCACCATGAGCAAAGTCTTTTGCAATACCAAGAGCTTGTGCAATACCCCCCGCTTCTTTCTGAATCTTGTAGGTTAAATTTACTCCGTGTTGTGAGCCATCGCCTAACACATCTGCAAAACTTCCAATGTGGTTTCCTCCTGAAACAATAAGAACATCTTTAATCCCAAATGATTTGAGTGTTTCGAGTGGAAACATAATCATTGGTTTGTTATACACAGGAAGTAAATGTTTGTTGTTGACGAGGGTCAATGGACTTAGTCGAGTTCCTTTGCCACCTGCTAGGATTATACCTTTCATTGTTTTTTAGCTATGAGTCTTACAAGGTGTGGGTCTTCTTTTTTAAACTTAGCAAAACCTGTACCTTCACATAAAGAAGTGATTTGAAATCCGTTATCTTTTAAGTCCTTCAAAAGGTTCACAATATCTACATAGTAACGTTTATGCTTCCTGAACGTCTTACTCCTTTTCTTGTCTTCAGTTGTTCGTGCTTCTATAAAAAGAGTTCCCTTCGTCCACTTCAAAATAGCGAGTTGGTCTTTCCTTTGTATTGAGTGCCAGAAGAAACGTGTATATACATACTCAGGGCTGGTGTTGTTTTTTATATAGTGAGATACAGACTCTCCTGTTGTTGCCTTGTCTACACCTGTTGCAACGATACCTTGTTCTGTAAAGAAAACAGTATCTCGACCATCACCACACCCTAAATCTACTAGTACAGAACCAGTAGAGATTGTTTCTTCAACAAGTCGTGCAAAAGATGATTCCTTTTGTCTTCTATGTGTCTTATAAAACTGTGTCCAATAGTTATTTAGCATTTCGTTTATTATATTGAGGAGCATGGGCATTCTCTCTTTGAGGTGTTTTCCAATCTCCGTACATATAGGTTAAATACTCAGGGAGTGGCCCTGGAGTTATAAAAGTTTCTTTGTGTAGTTTGACACTCGCTGGTTTTTCGTAGAACTTCTTTAAGTTACTAATCAATTTCATTGCACCTACTTTTGGTGTGCACACAAAATCATCACCTTCTTCCTTGTAAAAGAATATTGAAAAAGGAAAGTTTCTAGTACATACAATGATTCCTGTTTCGCCATCGCCATCATACCGACACTCTCCCCGTGACCCTATAGCTGTGAGTTCCATTCTTCCGAGAACATTAAAGGAAATCATTTGTGCTATAAATCCCAAGTCTCCAAGAGTTGCTCCAATAGACTTTCTTGTTTCAAAAGAAATAGTGTCTACTACGTCTATATCTATGTCGTCATCCCATTGAATAAAATCTTTCTCTCTCACAGCTCCAAGCACTGCTCCATAAGAAAGGAAAGCTCTTACCTTGTGACTTTTAAAGACTGACATAACGTCTTTTAAGTCTTTCATTTTTAGTTCATTATTTATCATGGAAGAAATCTAAGTCTGACATCCCGTGGTCATCGACATAAAATTGACCGTAGGGTTTAGTAAATAAAAGTTCGTGATATTTGATACCCCACTTGTTAAACTGATTTTCTGTAACCTGTTGCCAGTTGGTTTGAGTGACATAGCCTCTACTTGTATTGAAGATAACTGTGTGTCCATCGTCGTACAGTTTGTTTATTCTTTTTATCCTTTTAGGAAGAGGAACTGACTTCGAGTAATCCCCTTCTTTGGTTTCACACACAACCCCATCAATGTCAAATACGTATATCATGCTAGTAGGTTATTCCTTTTTCTACTTGTCTCGTAAATGTTACAAAGTCTTTCATGTCTGTAGGGTCGGCTGAACCTTTTTGGTCATTACCTGGAAGTTTCCTATCAAGTGTGAAGTGCTTTTCAATTATCGTAGCACCACGTTTTACTGCTTCGCGTGCCCAATACATACCAATCGTATGGTCTGAAAAACCAGCGAATGTCCCACCGAATTTTGCAGGAAATTCCTCTACTGTCATATAGGTTGGATAATCAGAAATACAGAAAAGATATTCTGCGTTCTTAATAACGGGTATTCCTCTCTCGTCAATCTTTCCCAAAGAAGCAATAATTGGTTTACCAGTTTTCTCCATAGCCTTAATAAGTTCAGTATCGTAAATACTTCGAGAAGCAATCTTGTGTCGTTTAACTCCAATTTCTTCAAGCCACCCTAAGCGTTCTACGTCAAAGGCTGAAGCCATAAACTCAATTCCTATTTCATCACAGTATTTCTTAAGTTCCCGAAACTCTTCCTTTGTATGTTCAGTCATAAGCAATTCAAAGTAGCGTGACTGCCAAGGTTTTTTTATTTTGTTAGTGTCGTATGCTTGGAACTTTGCAATATCACACCCACAGGCTTTAGCTTCATCTATAAACAATTTTGCAATTCTCACAGAAGCTCCGTGATTATGACCAATTTCTGCTATAACTTTTACTTTCTTACTCATTTAATTTTATGATACCTAGTAATTGTTTCCTGTGAAACTTCTAGTTGTGGATAGCATTACGCACAGCCATATCGTAGTCATCGTAATAATGTATGTCTTCTGATGTGTCTACAAGTAGAACTTCAGGTGTTGGTTTATACGGGTCTTTATATGTTAATAATCTTTCTTTTGATACTGCCCAGATACTTCCATAGATTTTAGAGTTCTGGTCATGATATTTTGGTAAGTGTTCAAGAGGGTGACAGGTCATTACTTCTTTAAAGCCAAGCTCCAAAAGACCCCTTGTGGTGACCAATAGTTTCTCTGCGACATTAGGAGAACATGACTGCACAGCCACAATCCCATCAACGTCTCCCATCTCTTTCATACAGTATTGGTACACAGGAATATTAGGAACATCACCGCACATATCTTCATCACGGTATATTCCCTTTGCTCCTAGTCCCTCAGCTTGCTTTAACATCTTCCTACAATCCGAAGAAACATACACTTCAGGAAACACCTTAAGGAGCTTTACAACATTCACCAAGAACATCGGTGTCCCGTGAAAATCAAGAGTGTTTTTGTTTTCGAGTCTTTTGCTTTGGCTTTTTGCCAACACTAACCCGACTAATCTTTTTGTCATTTTCCATTTTAATTACGGTCTCTAAAGCAAAATCAAAGTTGATTCCATAGTCTGCACAGAGTTCTGAAAGATACCTCTTTCCGTCCATAGCATATATAAAGTAATCCCATGAAAGGTTTAGTTGCTTGTTTTCAGTCTGCACACCATAACGACTTCGCATCAGTTGACCCTTGAACTCTCTTTTTGGAATAAAGTCTTTGTCCCATATTTCGATAAGTTTCAAGATGAGCTTGCCCATAGTTTCTATTGAATCATAGTCAATTTTATCTGCTGTATCTTCAGACGTGTGGTACTCCGCGTACGGCCACCTTGAAAACATAATACCTGGAATACCTATCAGAGGGTCATTAAAGACACCTTCATCTGAACCAATCGTATTACGAAACTCTCCCTTACGATATGTCTCTCCCAAACTTTGTAGTGCAAGATGTGCTACGCGGTTAATCTGAGCTTCTTTCCCAAAAGACTTCTGAAGAAGGATTGAGTTTTTGTTACCGCAGATATCTACTGCTACCACAAAGTCCACCTTAGAAAGGTCTTGTGTGAGAGCATATCCAGTTGAACCAATAGTTTCAGGACAGAATATAATCTTGACTGTTTTGTCTGACTTTATTTTAGATGCAATATCAAGAAGACATGCTACCGCAGAAAGGTTGTCGTTTGCTTGGAACGGGTGGTCAAGGTGAGCAAACAAAAGAATCTCTCTTTCACTCTTTCCCTTGATTGTGTGTACACCAAGTTTCATGTTTCCTTTTCTAAATTCAGAATCTATAAAAATTTCGTACTGTCCTTCTTTAAGTTTATCGGCTGTCTTAGGTATGAATTCCTTTCCGTCTTGTAGTTTGATTCCTCCCACAGCTTCTTCGTTTACTTTCTTGAGTACGTTCTTTGGAAAACAGAAGCCCCATTCTTTAGTGTAATACTTGAATACATAAGGTATTGCATCTGGCATTTCTTCTGAGTAGTGCCAGTGCTTTCGGAGTTCTTCTAAACTAACCATTCCGTGCATAGGAATAGAACCGACCACAAGTGAAAGTGGGTTTGCTTGATAGTCTGCAATTTTATTACCTTCTGGGTCTTTAACCCACGCATCTCTGATAATCCATTCTTGAGGAACAGTCCATGTGCCTAGTTCTGTTCCGCTTGGAATTTCAATTACTTCAATATCAACAAGTTGCTTGATAAACTCTAAGCGAGTGTCATATCCTTCGCCCAAAAGACAGGCATTCATATTCGTAAGTGTTTCTATTATGTTTTTAGTGTGTTCTCTCATAAGTCTGTTATATATACTTTAAAGTCTTTCCCCCTAACTTCAGTGGGAAGTGTGCTAATAAGATTCAGAAGTGAATGACGTACAGTGTGTCCAAAGATAAAGATGCCTTTTGTTTTTTCAAACTTCGCTTTGAGGAATATCCCCAATGCTGATTTACTCCAACAGTAGTACACATCTGCCTTAGGTAGAGGAAATGAAAAAGCATTTTCAACCTGAACTGTAAATCCTTTGTCTGACGCTATGCGTGCCCACGATTCCTCCTCCTCAATACCAGTAACTTCCTTTGCGTATTTTTGGAGAGCACTCATAAACGAACCTCCTCCACACCCAATATCACACACGACTTTGTCCTTGATAATGTCTTTAAGTAAGTCTGCTATTTCTTCAGGTGTTTGTCCTTCTGGGATTCTCATTGTCCTTCAATTACCTTACAAATTTCTTCTAACGAATTGAGGTGTGTTCCTCCGTCATCTATTGCAATGTGTTTACGTTCTTCTCTGAGGTGTTCTGGGTGAGCGATTGCATACATGACTGCTTCATTTAGTTTAGACATATCCTTTACTCGATGACACGCATTTGAATATTCTCTGGTGTATTCTCGGTATCTTTCATCTCCATTACATGCCTTGGGTGTCCAAATATCAGCTATGACAACAGGTATGTCGAGGATTTGTGCACAGAGTTCAAAGGTAGATTCTGAAACTGCTACAACCACATCAGCCGTAGAGAGCACTTCAGCACAGATTTCAAGATGGCCTTGCACGCGTCTGTCTGACCATACTGGGTTTTGGTATACACCTTGAGTATGTTCTCCTTCAAGTAGTTTTGAAATAACCTTCACTCCTTTCAATTTTGCAAGCTGGCTGTTTACAATAAAGTTCTCAACCACATCAATGTCCCAATGTTCAGGAGAGAAAACTACGTTGATTCCTGCGTGAGCTTTGCGAGGCTGTAAATGAGTGAAGACAGTTGTTCCTGTGACACGAATCCTCTGAGGGGCTACATTGCACTTCTCAAGTCTCTTTCTGTCATTCTCTGACCACGCACAAATGATGTCTGATTTGNGAGGTTCATTAAACGGAGGGTAGATACGTGACGTTCCTCGTCTTCCATGTTGCATGAGAACTGTGCGTTTTCCATCTAATCCCATCTTTTTAATTGCCTTATCCCACCCACCCATTGGAGTCTCATTCCAAAGAACAACTACATCAGCTTTCTTTAGTTTGTTAGGTGTAACTTCACCACTTATGATGTTGTGTCCTCTTGCGTGAAGCTCCTTGATAACATCAACAAGAATGCTATTGAAGTCAAACAAAATTATGTTTAGCTTCTTTGGTTTAGCGTTCTTATGCTTGATGGTAGTTGGCAAGCGAGTTCCCACGGCAGACCTATTGCGTCTGTTGACCGATTTTTTTGTACCCATGTTTGTTGTTGTGTAAGTGTTTTCAAACGAAACTCTTTATCGACAATGAGCTTTTCGAGCTTGTTGTACCAATCCTTAAATGTGTTCTTTGCGAGGTATGATACTTCCGCATTGTATGGCATCACATTTGAAGCAAGGGTGACTGTTCCAACTGAAGCATACTCATAGAACTTAACAGCAGATTTACCACTGTTAAATTCAGTATCTTCAAGAGGAGCTATACCAATATCTAAGTCACACATTGAAAGTGTTTTAGGATGAAGTTCTGGCGGCATAAAAGGAATGTGCCAGAAGCGACTTGCTTTCATTTGTTCATAAAAAGCCAGAGCTGATTTCATGTATTCGTTCTTCTCAGGCTGGAAGTTAAATTGAAGTTCCTTGTAGTAGCTATACATCGCAGCCTCCAGAGGTTCTGATGTAAGTCCGTATACAGTAAAGAGGAAATCGTATTTCTTATTCAATTCTGTAATTACACTTCCAATCAGTTGGAGGTCTTTCCAGTGGGAAGAAGCACCCATATATCCAATCTTTAGAGTCTCAGCATTCTGATGAGGTCGTTCTATGTAGAGAGTTGGGTCTATGCCATTTGGGCAAATAAAGACAGGTGTTTTTTTAAAGTATTTTTTAAACTTCTTAGCGAGAACTGTTGAGGGTGTGATGATTGCATCAGCTTCTTTCATCATTCCTTCGTATTGGTCTTTCATTGCATTTGATACAAGTTGAGAAGGGTTATCTCTCGCAACTGTCCAGATGTCATCATCGAGGTCATACAAAACTCTCTTGCCTCTCTTCTTAAACTCACGCATCCATTTTATAGGTTCGTGTTGTGTTGCGTATACACGCCCAAAGATAACTGTGTCAGGCCATGAGAGAAACTCCTCAGAGATTTCATTACCCATAGTAACCTGCTTAATAGCGTGTCCTCTCTTTCCTAAAGCTATCCCAGGGATTTCATTTCTATGAAGCCAGATACCTGATTGGTAGGCTCGCATAGTATCCAACATGTACATTATTTTCATTTTGTCTTTTTAAGAAATTCAACCATTTTGGTTGTTTCACGAATTTCACTTTGCTTACTTATTAAATCTTGACGACCCTTGGTGAGAAACTCTTGAGAACCTCCTTCGAGAATCTTTGAGGTAATGTATTCTTCAAGAACAGCATTAACTTCATTTAAATACTCGTAACGACGAATAAGAGTTGATTTTGCTTTCCAGCGGTAATACTTCTTTTTTAGTTTTGTAAACATATTGATACCTTACTTATAAATAGTTGCTTCCTCAATTTTCCCCAAATCGAAGTCCTCATTGAGGAATGGATTCGAGACGGGGAAAAACAACCTGACTAGAAGAATGTAGCTCCAATCGGCATGTTGATTCCTCTACTTCGATTCTTAGTGAATACAGATGAGCCGTATACAGTCCAAGTAATAAAGTTTGAACCAATCATGTCGTCTTTCTTTCGGATTTCAAGAACTGGCATACGTAGCATTGCTACGTCGATAGTTCCTTTCTTTCCAAAGTAGATTGACTTACCAGTTGTAGCTGAAAGTCCAGTTGCAGTAACTCCACCCGCTCCAGGTGCGATAGCTGTCATCTTTCCTGATGGAAGATTGTTTGAAACATAGACTTGGAAGCCTAGGAAATCGCCCGCATATCCATTTCGAAGAGTTGAGTCAGCAACATTGAATCCTACGTTTGCAGTTTTGATTTCGATATCAGCAGCAATCTTAGGAGTAACAACGGCTACCCAGTCGCCAGTCTCTTCAACGTTTCGATTTCTCAAAACCTTTCGAGCTCCAGCGAAAATCTGAATGATGTTTGCAGTACCCGCAGATACTGGCTTTGCATTTGTTCCTCCTGAGAAGATGTCTGCATCATCAACTGGCACGAAACCATCAGCACCTGTGATGTTTTTGAATACATCTTGGTCGATAGTGTCCTTAAGTTGGTAAGCAGCTTCTGTCGCAAGTTCACGAGCTTGGTCAATATTCAATGTGAGACTTCGTGGGTCATCAACATAGAAAGTAACATGCTTGAAAGAAGATACGTTAAGACTGTCAAATGCCCAGTCTTGTGCTGTAGCTGAGATAGTAGTTCCAGGAGTATATGTCTGAACTGTTAGGTCTGCAAAGCGTGGAACATTGATGATGTCACCGTTTTTAAGGGTGTCAGACAATCTCATGTTTGAAACTTCAAGAGCTACCAGTGACTTATACAAAGGAACCTGAACCATCGTTGACCAGATTTCTGGTTGGATAGCTGATACGTCGTTTGATATAACTTGTGTCATTTTATTTTATTTACTTTTATTTGCCCCGTCCGAAATTAACCCTATCTGATTTAGGTCTTGGAGACTTATACAATCCTGCTTCTGCAAGAATTCTCTCCTTGTCGGCCAAAGATGCAGTCTTCAGTCTTTCACTAAATGATTGTGGTGCACCAGAATCGGACTGTGTTCCGTTCGGTTTTAATGCTAATTGTTCTTTTTCTACCTTACTTCGATATGCACCCTGCCAAAGTTTATAATCTTCTTCTTCGCGAATCTCTTTAAGAGGTTTGCCTGTCAGCTTGTGTTCCCGAGCAAGTTTTTCTTTCTCGCGGGCATCAAGACCTTCTAGGGCTGCGGAGATTCCAATATAATCTTCAACATCAAGTGGTGAAGCACTTTTCACTTTCTCTGCTCGGGCGGCTTTGGCATCTGCCTCAGCTTTCTTTGCTCGTTCAAAGAGTTGTTTATTGTGTGCTTCTAATTCTTGAATCTTTGTGTCTACTTCAGTTTCTACTTCAGTAGTCGCAGATTCTTCGGTTTCGGCATTTTGAGTGTCGCCGTCCACAGGAGTTTCCTCCGTTATTTCTTCTTTCATTTTTTTTAGAGCTAATGTTGCTCAGGTATCTTTCTAAGGAAAAGATGAAGCCTGAATTCTAATAATACCTACATTATACCATATATGCTATATAGCGTATATGCTATGTATATTGGTTCTTAGACGCTACCTTACTTTTCTGAATTTTCATCAAAGAAAAAAGGTCTTCGAGCACCTTTGTTGCGTGCTTTCGTCCAAGAGTGTCTTCCCACGAAGTACAGTTTTGTACATTGTTTAGTTCTTCGAGTTTATCATCAAGAAAAGCCTGAAGTGCTCTGCCAAAAGGTGTGGCATTTATTCCCTCAAGTATTTCTTTTATCTCAGATTTAATCATTATACTGTGGCTGTTTGTGCACCCGACGCATTACCTATTGAAGCAGGAGCAGATACTCCACCACCATTAGGTTTTTGTACCATATCTTCTGGTTTCTTTGACTCTGAATCAAAGAGGTCATTTGGATTCAAGCCTCCGTCTTCTGCCATTGAGAAGAGGAACTTACGCTTCATTGGGTCGGTTGTCATTGTTGGGTCAGCTGTGATTGCTTGAAGAAGAGCAAACTTGGTTGCATAGCGTACGCGAGTATCTATTGATTCTCCTGTGATATCTATGTCTATATCGTATTTGATTCCTTCATAAAAGGACTTTGGAATAGTAAGAAGTTTTTCTTTTCCTTGTTTAATTGTTTCTTCGATTGCAATACCGATTGCATCTTTGTCAGCATTAGTAGGGAATTTCTTTGAAGTAGTTGCAAGACGAACTATCTCTTTGAGAACGAGTTCATTCTTTACCATTCCAATGTATTGGTCGAGGTCTCTGCCTACAATACGAAGAACATGTTCTTGTGTATTTTCTTTTTCAAACTGTGGAAGGATAACTTCGTAGAGCATCTCTTTAATGTCCATTGCTACATTTTCTTGAATACCTTCAAAGTATGAAAGTGTTTGTGTAACTGAGATTTGAGTAGAACCAAGAGGTGTTCCTGCTGGACTTCTTTCACCTTGAACAGCATCGTATGAGAATGTAAGTTCATCACGGTTTGCCATCCATTTGCGGTGTTGTTCATTAAAGAATGCACCGTTTCTGTCTTGGATAACAACTTCAGTTACTTCAGAATCAACATTGAGAACTTCTCCACTTTTAACATCACCTTTAAGGTTTCGGTTAAATGCAGGGTCTCTTGTTTGGAATACTCGTAAGGCATTGAAGTGAGCAGACTTCGATTCAAGGTTTACTGTTTCGTTCTGTTTTATTTGTGGTTCAAAAAGGTCTTCAACAACTCCTACTCCGAGCCATCGTCCAGAGAGTTTATCTGCATGGAATTCCCAATATGGGTTTCCGTCCCATTCCTCTGAAGAGAGTTCTACTCCTGTATGAGCAACAGTTATGTTTCCGTAATAATCAAATTCATCTACTCCTACATCAGCAATAAACACACGCTTATATGTGTGCTTGTCATTCTCTTCAACATCTCCGTAGCGTTCATAGACACGAATATGTGAAGTTCCTTTCATCTCATAGAATAAAGCAATGGTCTTATCAACCAAGGCTTTGTCCCATTTCATTTTCTGTGCAGATGTTCTGAATTGAGCGGGAGTAAAGTTATGAACTTCTGTAAGATAGTTTGAGTCTTCAAGAGTGTCGGCACTTTGTTCTATAACGAAGTTTCGTAAGTCTACAAAGTAAGGAGTTCCGTTTATTATTTTAATAACAACTGAACCAAAAATAGGAAGCTCTTTAAATATTCTGTTGAGAATTTTACCGAACTGTTTGTCTCTCATCCAATACTTTAAATCACGTTCCATGAACCATGTCTTTAATGGTTCTCCACCGCCTGCTGTTAACAGACGAATATTTTTTGTATCGAAGTCAATCGCTTTAGAAAAAACCTTACACGGGTTCTTATTTATATTTAAGAAATATTTTCTATCACCATCTTCGTCAACTTCTCCTGATTGAAATTTAGAATTGTAATAGAAGTATATCTTCTTAATAGTGTCATACTGATTAAACGTAAGACCAGGAACTCTTTGAATTGCCTTATTCTGAAAGTCCTCAATCTCTTGGTTTATCTTTCTAAGGAGGGATTCATTCATAGACTATCTGAGCCAGCGTTGTTTATTCTCTGGCATATCAGGGTCAAAGCCTTCACTGTGTGTACTTTCTTTCTTTGCTACTTTCTTTTCTACTTTGATTTCTTTTTTAGGTTTAGCCATGTTGATTAAGTTAATTACATTTAATTATACCACATTTTTAATAGAATTCTAGTTATGTCTAACTGACGTATGTCTAACTGACGTATGTCTAGTTATATTGAAATGTTCTTTTTATAACAGGTTTAGTTTGTGCAATAAATAACTCCTCTTGTTTAATAGGGTGGAAGTCCCAATATGCGAGCATCGTTGCTATTAAACTATCATCATGAAATCCACGTGAAGCTCCAGCACCTTGATGACGTGCTTCATCTTTCCACATAAACACTTTCATCTCCTCTACTGTTCTTCTAATAGACACCTTAGGTATTTGTTCCCGTAAGAGTTTTTGAAAATGTGAAATCAATTCTGATTTACTTTGCCATGACATTCTAAATCCTAACTTGTCTGTTTCAACGTCCCACTTTTCATCTGTTCTTTTTCTGGTATATACACGAAGGTCTCTTATTTCTCTGAGAAGAGCTGCACCTGCTGAATTACTTTCAGGAATAATTAAAGGTTTACGATATTTGTAATATAAAAACTTCACCTTATCAGCTAATCCTTGAATAGGAAGCATTCCACTAAACGCTGCAACTGTTCTTCCTGACATATCTATAACCACTACAGCAGAAGGGTCTACAACTCCCTCAGAAGGGTCTACACCCATCCTATATTCTTGGTCGCGAGGCTCTTCATATATCTCACATCCTTCTTCCATACGAGCAGGTTTCTTTACAAAGGTCTCTAAACGCTTTATATGCTCTTTAGCAAACACACTTCCTTTTAAGAGAACATCTAAAGACCATTCACCATGCACCATACGTCGTACATAACTCTCCTCTCTATTCAATCTACTTGAAACGAAGTCAGGAGGGAGGTTATCTTTGTTATCTAACATAGATACCTCTAACAATTTAGAATCTGATTCCACCTTAGGGTACCAGTTACCATCTTCATCCATCTGTTCATTCAATTTAAAATAATGAAAAGCCCAGAAGTTAGCAGGGTTACATGTCATATTAGCTTGACGAGGATAATCAGGTTGACCTTCCTCTGTTTGAACCATACGCATCGTGTCATTTATACTTTGAAAGACCTCATATTCAATCTCCTCTAACTGGTCTATAAAATAAGCACCAATGTTAAGAGACTTGGTCTTCTGTTGAGCTTTCTTAATATCTCCAATTCCACCACTTTGCATGGCATCTAAACCCATAAGAATAATCTGAGAACCATTCTTAAAGTTAATTAAACCATCCTTCACTCTATGTTCGTATTCATGAGCAGGAATAATCTTAAAGAAGTCATTTAAAGTAGTTTTCTCTAAATCAGTGATGGTCTTTCTTCCTAATAAGATTCTAATACCTTTAAACCCTTTACACATAATGTATAATTTAATACACAATGCTAAAGATTTACCAGCTCCTCTACCTCCACTAAACAAAAAGAACTTCTTAGAGTTCATATCAGAGATAAATTCACTCTGCTTCTCATTAAATAAATACTTCTTTCCTTTAAGAGTAATCTCAGTTAACTTCTTTCCTTTGAGTAACTGTCTACAAATATCTACATAAGGGGATTCTAATGCCATTTTTATATCATTTTATCATATATGTTGACATAACTATAACCCTGATTAGTATTTTAAATATCTAGATTGTAGTTAAAGTTGAATTTCAGTCTGTGTGGTTGGGCTATATCATTTATAATCATTACAATTACTCTTGACTTACCCTCCCCCCCCGTTACGTAACCATTACACGTATAGCATATCTCTATATTACTATCCACATGTTATNCACATATAGAGCGTGGATATGTACACTCGGTGTATGTGGGGTTAAGTTTAACCTTATTGATATAACCTTTATTGGTTACTTTATCTGTTTAACCTTATTGATAGTTTTATTGATAACCTTATTGGTTTAACTCCTTAGTACATAAACATAGACACCCTTATTAAGGTTGTAGCCATGCTTAGTTGTCTGAGTAGTACCCTTGTTATGCCGTATCTCTTTATCAGAATATCTCTGTTTGTTATAGTCTGCTGTTGCCAGCCTCGCTATATTCTCCGTCTATGATTTAGAGCTTGATATGGTTTTAAGTGTACTTTGCGGTATACAACCATTATATCAGAATATCCCTTATAAGCCAAAGCCTTGCTATTAATCCTTGATATCTTTGATATCTTTTAGAGTGTTTTATCTTAGCTATCCACAG